GGGTGAAGGACGTGGACATCTACAAAGTGCAAGAGTATTGTGATCAGACCTGGCCGTGCAGCGTTGGTTACGGGGCCAAGAAAGGCTTTGTGCACCTCGGCATGCGTCAAGGTCGTCCTCGTATCCGCTGGGATTACTGATGTCTGTCCTGTGTGACTGGCAAATTCGCAAGCTGTGCCAGAACCATGCAATGGTCACTCCGTTCATGGAGGAGCTGCTGAACCCTGCGTCATTGGATGTAAGGCTTGGCTATCACTTGATGGTTGAGCGGCCTATGGACATGGATCTTGAGCTTCTTGACCTGACTGGATACAGCGCACAGGACCCGTACTGGCTGCGCCCTGGTGAGTTCGTCCTGGCGGAGACGATCGAGACGTTCAATCTGCCGGAAAGCGTCTGTGGTCAGTTTGCGCTCAAGAGCAGCAGGGCACGCGCTGGCTATAGTCACATGCTGGCAGGCTGGTGCGACCCTGGTTGGCATGGGTCTAGGTTGACACTAGAACTGCAAAATGCACGCAAGATGCATTCACTACCCCTGTACCCTGGGTTAAAAATTGGGCAGATAATCTTCTTTGAAATGAGTGAAGAACCGGACGTCAGTTACGCCAAGGTCGGTCATTACAACAACGACAGTAAAGTATCAGCTTCTAAAGTTCATCCCTGAACTGATACAGCCACTGCCAGATCTCAATTTCACGCTCGATTGAGTAAAATTCTTGCTGTCTATACCAGAGAGTCCACTCTATCGAACTCTTAGATCCGTTGCAGCGCAAGCAAGCTGGGACGAGATTCTCTACAATCGTTTGCCCACCGCGATGTCTTGGGATAACGTGATCAAGCGACTTTGCGTGCTCACCACAGTATGCACAATTGCCACTAAAAGCTTCAAAGATCTTTAACCTGAATTGCGCCCTTGTTTCTCTCTTTGGAATCAGACTGGTCTCGTCGATCCAAGAGTGCATGACGCGCTCCCTGTTGCGCAAATCCTAGGCAAGATTTTGAAAAAGACGAGGAAAGAAAATCGTGAGTCCAGGTCAATTTATGCGCGACGGCTACGGGGCTGAATGGGTTCGCTACGACCTGATGGGTTACTGGCGTCCTTGGTTTGTGAAATCAAATACTGTCTTTTACCTAGCGACCTGCTTTGATGTAGAGAATGTGGCAGTCGAGGCTGCACAAGCTGCTTATGAACTGGAATCCAATCGAGATCAGCGCTGAAACGCAATTCTCGGAAATCTCAACTGCGCAAGCGATTCAGGAAAGGTACGCGCACAAGGACCTGGAGTCGTTGTACAAGATGGCGCTCCTGTTGAATCAGATGGCGCATCAGCAACGCACAATGGCGAAGTGGCTAGCCAAGGAGGCGGCAAGCAATCTGACACGCCAAACAGAACTCAGCTCCTAACTCATCGCCTGCGTTACATCTGGGATCGCCTTTGCAATCAAGTGATCGCAATAGATCTCAGCCTGCCACAGGTCATTGGAGTATTGACAGTAGCCATGAGCGCAACTTCGATAGAGGACCTCTCCGCCGTCTTCCAGGACCTCGATTACCGCTCCACTGTCTTTCAAGATCCGCTGCGAAATTGACCAGTTGCGGGAATTCATAGTCGTCCTCGTCCGACTCATCATCATCATATTCTTCGTCTTCTTCGTCATCTGGTGTTGCTTCGATCACTTCCATGAGACGCAGACCCCAGCATTTGAGGTCTGAGATACCTTCACGGCAGTGCATCAAATTTTCTGATGGCACCTCGCCATTCCGCATGATTTCTGCGGTGGCATTATCAATCCAGTCTTGATGCGTTTCGCACATCCAGAGAAGGATCCTGACATGGCCCTCAGTGAACTGAAAGTCAGCATTAGGAGCAGCCATGACAGGTACCCATCTGCCAGAACGGTAGCTTGGCAAGTTCTTCAACGCCGTTTCTCAAAAATTAAGGACAGGTCAACGCTGAACGTATTTAGCTGTGAGGCCGGTGTATAGGCCATGAGACTCGTGTGAAGGGTCACTACGTCCGTCCATGTTGTAGAGCGCATCGAGTAGGTGCATCCTGTTGTTCATGGCGCTGACGTCAGTAGCACCTTCTGTCGCAGGTTTGGTGTTCAAGAAACGCGCAAGATGACCGGGGAGATTGGTCAGGCGGAAAGCTTTGGTTTTCATCAGGAAGGATCAAGTCTTCTTTGCTGAAGGAATAATCGAACGCCCTTTGCCGATGTCAATGCTGCTGGCTTGTGGATGCCGATTGAACAAGATACGTTCTGCATCCTTTTGATCAACAGCACGAATACAACCACGGAGGGGGCGCTGGCCAGGAATGCGTAATTCAAAGTCAAACATCCGTGCGTGGTTTGCAATGCAATAGGAAATACCGGGGCCTGTTTGCGGTGCATCGTCAGGCGAAAGGGCGTCGATTGTCATCAGAAGATGGGGTCGTTGACGCTGTCAGGCTTGAGTGGGCTGAACGATCCCTTGTTACCCCAGAGACCACCCCAAAGGCTGAAGCCAACTTCTTCGGTGAAGGTGTCCTTGCCGGTGTAGATGCGCACGGTCTTGTTGTTGACCTCTGCAGCCTCGGCCATCGTCATCAGATAGTTGGCGGCCTGTACGGCTTCCTTGGCGGTGAAATCAACGATGATGTTCTGCTCAGGCGATTTGTCGCTTTTGCGATTGCGATTCTCGACAATGCGGAATTTGGCGTTGAACGCAGTTGAATTACTCATTTGGGTGTTGAAGGATTGCGTAGTGAGACTTGATGATCTCGTTTGCGAGAGAAGAAACAGTGACCCTGGAGTCTGAGTTGTAACGAAGCGCAACTTCGCGCTCCATACGTTCCAGCGCTTCAGGGTCAAGGAGAACTTGCACCCGCATCTTGTTTCCTGCGGGAGTTGCCATTACTTCTGCAGGTCAGGTTTGCGTGTCAATTCATCAACGCAGGATTGCAATTGATCAACTGACATTTGAGCCAGTTTACTGCCAGGGCCGTCAAGGTCCCATTTGGTTGCCTTGTCAGCGATCCAAGCGACTTGATCAATGCGATCCAGTTTTGCTTGAACCAGATCGACGCAGCGATCAATGAGGTCCTTTTTGACTGTTGCCTCAGGTGCGGCAGGTGCAGGTGCTTTTGCCTCAGGCGCGGGTTTAGTGCGCTTGGCAGCGGCCTTTGGTTCTGGCGCGAAAGTAGCAAGCAGATGATTCTCAGGTTGAGTTTCAACTGTCTCAGCACTAGAAGCTGCTACTTCATCGCGTGCCCAAAGCTCGTAGCCCAGAGCAAAGAAAGCAGCGGCAGCAGAGCAAATTCCACGGCGATGGGAATCAGCCAGATCGCGAGCACTGATCTTCTCGAAGGGGATGGGATTGTTTCGATTGTCAGTGATCGCAAATGGCCAATACGGGGTGTAGTCACCTGAGCTGTGAACAAACTGGATCTTGATGTACCCAGTGTTGTTGGGTGCCAGGTGCACGTAGCCGCCCTGCTCAGAGTTCTGAAGTTCAGGGAGCCAGCCGTTGGCGTGTTCGTTCAGGAGCTGCGTGATCTTGGCCCAGGGGACGTAATCAGCGGCGTAGGAGCCAGACCCTTTCTGCTTGACGTCAGAGAGAGTGATGACTCCCGCCAGTTGGGGATAGACGGGAGTTCTTTCGGACATCAGGCGCGAGCGTCCTCCACCTGTTGAATGCCCTGCTCAAGGATCTGACGCATGACAGCAGCGGCCGACATGTTGTGGTCCTTGGCGATGAACTTGATGCGTTGATGCAGTGCAGGGTCAATCTGCAGCATGACGGTTTTGGTGGATTGGGTCTTGGCCTTGAGGGTGATGGGCATGAGGAATGCCTGGAGTACCTGAACACCATACTCACTCTGTCAACGGTTGGGTTGAGTCTCAAATGAATTCGTTGAGACGCACCACGAGTCACTTGCGGTGACCGGAAGACCCCTTAAGGTGGAGTGCCTTTCACGCACCTCGTGGAACTCGAAGACACCTCAGGTCCAAGCGACGGAATGGTTGTCAAGCTGACTTTGGACGCCTTCACAGCCGAAAAACTCCTCGTCAAAAAACCCAGATCCCTTCCCACGGCTACCTTTTGCGCCCTTTTGATCGAGCAGATGCTTGACATGCCTGCTACGCTGGCGGAGCGACCGGAGGGAAGCGAAGCCTTTCTTTCTTCTTTAAATAGTAATACTAATGTTTCTTCTCTAAAAGAAATAAATCCAAAACAATCAATTAAAGCTGTTAGCTCGAAAAAAAAGCGCGTAAGACCCGAGTACAACGATGCGTTTACAGCGTTTTGGAACGAGTACCAGCGAGCACCGATGAAGGCGAATGCGCAGAGCAAGAAGAAGGCGTTTGAGGCTTGGGGTGACGCTGTGAAGCTGGAATCGCCTGAGAGGCTGCTAGAAGCGGCTAGAAGGGCGGTCGAGGAGGTCAAGCAGGCCAAGTTCTTCAACGAGTGGTGCGCGCCCCTTCCCGACGCGTTTAGGTGGCTGCGCGATGAGCGTTACGCTGTGTTGCTTGAAGACCATGTCCCTGCTGGCCCTCAGACTGTCGGCGGCTACGTCATTTACGAGTGAAATGAAGATCTACGCACCTGAACTGAGCGGCACCTACGTCTGGCAAGTCGCTGACCCGAAAAGCTCCAAGACCAGCTTTGCTCCGTCAAAAAGCATGAATCCACCACCCAACTGCTGCTACGGGCATCCTTTGGGGCGTTACGACTCAGATGGTTGCTACTGGACGTTCTGCCCTAACGCAGGCGAGGAGGATCCCCACAGCCCTCGCTCGTCGAGATTTGTCAAGCATCCGATAGCCGATCGGGAACAGCGGAATGCTGTGAAAGAAAAGGTCTGGGGCAGTCTGTCGTCAATGGGTTCTTACAAGGAAACTGATTTCCAATGAGTATTGATTTCGCATTGACTGCTCGTGAAATTCTGCTTTGTGAAGCAGAGGCAACTTTAAGGCACGAACACAACAAATCAAAAAATCGCGCCGGAAGATTAAATGGACCTCAACAAGATGCAAAGGGCTGGCAAATTGATGTTGCTGGCGCCATCGGCGAGATGGCCGTTGCAAAATACTTAGGAATCGCTAATTTGGCTTTTGGTTATAACGATAAATACGCAAAATTTGATCTTCCGCCGAACATTGACGTTAAAACTTCCTTGGGTCACAATCGACGCTTGCCAATCTTTTTGGATGAAGACCCTTTAAAACTTTTTGTTTTTGTAACTTATGCACATAAATTAATTCGTTTACAGGGTTGGATTCTTGGCGCCAATGGTATGAAGAAACAATTTATTGATAACCCAATAGGCCGAGGAGACTCGTATTACGTTCCAAAATTTGCGTTGAATGAAATGTCAACGCTTGAAAACTACTTAAAAAAAATTAAGCAATGAACCGTGCTTACGAAACCCTTGCTGCCATGGCTGTTTTGCGGCGTGGTATCTCATCGGGTTATTGGACCATCGAAGACCTTGACAAGCCGCCTCCGGGAGCTGCTTTGAATTACGCCGACTATCGTCGTTGGTTAATTGCTCAGAAAGTTAACAGCAACGCTCCTGTGTATCGCAACCTACTTCGTCAACAAAATGTAGAAAACATTCAAGAGGACGACTTTATCTTGTGAGCCTCGTTACTATAGGCACAAACAGTGCTGATTTTGTGCCGCTGCAGCGCCTGCCACTGATTCAACGCAATCCGGTAGGCCAGCCGCGTTACTACTGGAATGAAACACGCCCTGACCTGCGTTACAGCAGCATCACCAGCATCCTCTCAGCAACGCAATCAGAAGCCACACGTCAAGCCTTGAGGCGCTGGAAGGCCAAGATCATTGCTGAGGGTGGTGATCCTGATGAGACACGTGATCAGGCCGCTCGTCGAGGTGCTGCAATTCACGACTGGTTTGAGCAGTTCCTGTTGAAGCAGAACCCTGAAATCCCTGAAGCGATCGCCCCCTGGTGCGAAAACATCATCAAGGCGCCTCTGTGGGAATACCTAGATCACGTGGTCTGCACTGAGCATCAGGTCTGCAGTCATGAAGGCATCGTGCCCTTTGCTGGCACCCTTGACGCGCTGCTCAAGATCAACGGTGAGTTCTGCCTGTTTGACCTAAAGACGAAAGCGCCTAACAAGGCGAAGCCGACACGGCAGATCAGCGATGAGGCCATGTGTCAGATGCAGGCGTACAGGATCTGCCTAGCTGAGAACTACGGGATTCAAGTGCAACGATTTATTGCGCTGTATGCCTTTCCTGATCAGCCTGCCTTCCCTGTGGCTGCAAACAAGGAAGAACTTTCTCGGCATGAGACTCATTGGACTCAAAGACTTTCAGCATTTGCGCTGCAGAACCCTTGACGCCTACAGCTAGGGGTGTAGAGTATGTGGGTGCCAAGGGACAGGTCCCCATCCTCGTCCTTCATGACGGCACCCCAATCGCAAGAATTACTTCTGACTTCGGCGGCTTTGCTGTCTGGTTAGTTGATCCCCTCGTCCCCGGTTGGGCTACACATCGTCGTACTTTCGACTCTCTTGCCGATGCACAACACTTCATCAACCTCTACCTGCTATGAACACAAAACGCTATTACTTTGAGATCAAATCAGCCAACGTGATTGACTACGTTGAGGCATTGAGTTTCGTTGACGCAAAACGTCGCGCTGCTCATGAGTACATGGAGTTCTGGAATCAAATTCGTTGGTTCGATACATCAAACCCTGAACCCACAAACGAATCCCTGTCACCTGAAGCTCAAGAACAATGCGCTCAACTTTTTTTCTGATCCTTGCCTTCGCAATCGCTTTCCTTGTTGACACTCAATCGCTTAACAATGACAGACAACTATCAGCGCAGTGCAGAGAACTCGTTGCGCGTACTAGCCCGGCTCAAGCAACAACAACGTGCCCTTGAAACAGAAATCAAGGATCTTCAGGCCGAACTAACGCAACACGTTCTTGCGGGCGACCTAGATCACCTCAAGACAGACGCTGACAACACTTACAAATGCGACGACATCAACTTCATCTACAGCAAAGGTCGTGTCACCTACGACTACGGAAACTGTCAAGAAGTGCTTGATGCACAAGAAACACTCAAGTCACTGCAATCAACAGCAGTCGCATTGAGTCGCGCTACAGAAAAGATCGGTGCACCTTTCTGGACGGTGCGGTCATGAGTGAAGCTAGACCTTTGCCAGACCTAGAATATCTTCGTGAAATTTTGTCTTACGACAAAGAAACTGGTTTGTTTTATTGGAAGGTTCCAAGACATAATATTCGCGTCGGAAGCATTGCTGGAAACAAAACTACAGATGGTTACATTCAAATTGGCATTGACCGGGAATATTATCGTGCCCATAGAGTAGCGTGGTATTTTTTAACAAATACAGATCCAGGATGCAAGCAGATTGATCACATAAATGGCGTCAGATATGATAACAGACCATCAAATTTGCGCTTGGCTACGGGGTCGCAAAATGGAGCAAATCAATCAATGCATAAAGATAACAAAAGTGGCTATAAAGGAGTTCATTTCAAAAAAAGTCACAACAAATGGTGTGCTGAAATTAAAATTAACAGTAAAAAAATTTTTATTGGTCATTTTGATTCTCCTGAGTTAGCTCATATTGCCTATTGCAAGCGTGCTGTTGAACTGTTTGGCGAATTTGCAAGAGGTGCATAAATTAACTCCAAAATGAATTATTCCCCCAACCCCACAATGGAAGACTTCAACCCAATCGATCTCGTTGCTTACGCAATTGATCAGCAAACATCTGTTGACATCACTGATCTGCGTCGTAAACAAGCCAGGGCAGCAATGGACAAAATCTGCGACATTCTTGAACGCGCCATGCAAAACGACGACGGCTTCACGCCTGATGGGCACACTGTCGTCAGTGCCATGCGACTCATTGCTCGCACCCCCTCTGAATTCATTTACATGTGACCTTGAAGCATCAAGCACTTCGCCCTCGTCAATGCATCATCTGCAACACTGAATTCATCCCTCAGTTCATCTCGAAAGGGCGGCTCACATCACGCGAAACATGCTCGTTTCATTGTCATCGCCTGCACAACGCACGCACACGTGCACCCTGGACAAGAGGTGACCTTGAACTGCTTCATTCACTCGCAGAGTCGCTCCCGATCAAAATGCTCTGCGGCGTCTTCAACGCAAAAGCAAAACAAAATCAAAGGCCACAGCGTTCACTCGCTGCAATCAAGGCGCGTCTGTCAAGCCTTGGCTACTCTTTTCAGCCACAACACGGCACTTATACGATTTCGTCATTGGCGCGACTGTTGAACTGCTCAAAAGATGCGGTTTCTTACTGGCGTAAGTTGGGCCTCAAAACCACAAAGTCAGCTAGAAATCCAAAAGCCAAGGTTTACATGCGCATTGAAAATGTACGTCAATTTGCACGCAAACGCCCTGAGTTGTTTGGCGGCTTTGATCGTGACGTACTGTTCATTATTTTTGAAAATATGGACATGGTTGAAAAAATCCTTGAGACCTATCCCAAGCGCAATAGGGGCATCGCAGAAAAGCAACCTGTGCGTTGCATTGAAACTGGTGTTGTCTACAGCTCATATGTAGAAGCTGCTCGTGCGTTCTTTGTCACACGTAGCGGCATTTACAAAGCTGTCACGACCGGCCGTTGCGCAAACAATCATCACTTTGAAAAAGTCAACCCATGAGCGGTCGTACATGCCCTGAATGCCACGCGACAAAGATCAACGTGATCGAGTCACACCTGACGTTCAACAATCAAGCAAAGCGCATCAGGCGTCGTTGCATTGCCTGTAAACACAGTTGGACAACGTACGAAGTCACGCAAGAAACGCTCGACAAGTACAAGGTGCTGCAACAGAAGCTCGACTTCCTGCGTACGCATCTGTTCAGTGAGGGCAACGTCTTTGATTGTCACAACTGCACGCAATGGGAGAACGATCACTGCTCCCTAGACATCCCTGAAGCTGGCGGCTCCTTCGCCTCTGAATGTTCTTACTACTACAAAGCATGAAACACGCCTGCTCCTCCTGCGGCGGCGATAACCTGCGAGTTATCAAAACCTACCCCAGTCCTGACTTCACACTTCGTCACATCAAGTGCACAGACTGCGGCACCAGCATCTACACGCACGAATACATCCTGCAACGCAGCGAATACTATTGGCAAAGAGTCAACGGCAAAACACGCCTCAAGCTCAAAACTGAATGAACAAGACGTTCTCTTGGAACACGATCGGCATCCCTGCTCCTCAAGGCAGCAAACGACACGTTGGCAACGGGCGCCTGATCGAGTCCTGCAAGGCCCTGAAACCTTGGCGTGAGCAGTGCATTGCCGATGCCTTGTCCCTGTCAATCTCAACGATCCATGGCCCTGTCAGCATCTCCCTCGTGTTTCGCTTTCAGCGCCCCAAATCGCACTACAACAGCAAAGGGCAACTCAAGTCCAATGCCCCGCAGTACAAGACCAGCAAGCCTGACATCGACAAACTTGCTCGTGCAATCCTCGACAGCCTCACTCTCGCAAGGGTTATCCAGGATGATGCTCAGTGCTTTCTGCTCACAGCACAGAAACGCTTCTGCGTCGCGCAGGAACCCCCTGGCGTCATGATCACAGTCATGGACCTTGAGCACGAGGCCCCTTGTGATGTGGTATGATTCATTTGCGATTGGGCGCCCCGGACTTGAGGCATTGGCTTCACCGGGGTGTTTTTTTATGCTGTGTCAAAAGGAGGCAGCATGATCACGATCGAATTCGACCCCAAAAACATCATCGGGAAGATCACTGAACTGCAGCGCATTCAGATCCCACGTGCAGGCGCATTGGCGCTCAATCAAGCTGTCTTTGCAACGACGCAAGAGCTGAAATCACAAGCCAAGAACACGTTCAACAATCCCGTCCCGTTCACCCAGAACGCATTCCTGTACAGGAAAGCATCGCCTGAGCTGCTCGAAGCCAAGATCTTCATTCGTGATGAGGCACCTAAAGGCAACCCACCCGCCAAATACCTACTCCCACAGATCTACGGTGGCAAGTATTACCCCACACGATTCCAGGGTGCCCTGTTAAACACCGTTGTGGAGCTGTCAAATGGGCGCTCATCACAGGTCGGTCAACGCGGCAAGGTCATGCTCGCCAACCTGAGAAGCCCCAAGACACGTGTGAATCAGTACGGGAACATGAGTCCTGGTCAGTACACGCAGATTCTTTCGGCACTGCGCGGTAACGTCAGTTCTGCTGACATCTACGGACGCCCCGGAACAGGTGAAGCATCCCTGAACCCTAAAAGCTTGAGCAAATACATCTATCTGGACGAGGAGGAGATCTACGAGCCGTACTTCAGGCGTCGTTTCACCAACTCACCCAAGCCTGGTATTTACTTTGTTGATCGTCAGCGCTCAGGGCTGCGTTACTACCGCGTCATGACTGAGACGGCCCTCCCGACTTACAGCGGTAAGTTCAAGTTCCTCGACATCGCACGATCGAGCGTTGAGCGTGAATTTGCAAAAAACTTTTCACGAATCGTTTTGCGTTGAAGTTCTTGCGGCAGGTCGGTTTAAGGTGCTCAGTTCTTGCGAGGGGTCGGTTTAAGAAAACTTCGAAGTTCTTGCAAGGGGTCGGTTTAAGGCGATTTTTGTACCGGAGCGACCCTGGTTTAGGTGCAAATGTACTATGGTTCAAATGTACTACAGTACAAATGTACTCAAGTACAGACGCACTACAGTACAAGCGTACTATGGTACAAATGCACTACTATGCGGCAATGCGCATACGGCACTAATGCAATTGAGAGTCGATCTCAATAGTGCTGAGTAGTACGGCTGAACTGCAGTACACATGGCCTATAGTACAAACCTCCCAGGGGTCACTTGTACTACTTTGTATATTGAAACATAAGAAGAAATTATGATAAAAAAAGTTACAGGCGATCCCTACCCCCAGGGTGCGGCCCTATGATTTGTGCAGGTCGCGGGTTCCGCGCCAATTATCCAATCGCACCTAGAACACATGAACGTCAACGAACGCAGCACAAAGGCGGACATCATCGATGCCTCCTGCGAGCTGATCGATTCACAAGCCGAGCGCATCGCAGACCTCGAGGAGCGCCAATTGGTCTTGTGGGCCATGGTCGGCATTCTGTCGGTCCTCCTCGCTATGGGAGCCTGATCCGATGCCCCCGATCCTGGCCCGCCTGGCCGTACTGCTCCCCGCTCAATGCTTCCCCTACTTCCCCCTGGGGATTCAGATCGAGGCCCTTAACCTGATGCGCTCACGGCGCTGATCCTCTCAACAAGCCCCGTATGGGGTTTTCTGAGCGGCTCAACCGCTCCCCTTTCCAATCGCAACCAAATCATGCAACTGATCAACATTGATCAAAAATGGCCCGAGTGCTGCAGCATCAGCACAGAAGACCACATTAAGGAGTCTTTAGGCTCACCCATGAAACTGCCCTCCGCCCTGGCCGATAAACTGGCCGACAAGTGGGCTAATGAGTGCGAAGACGATCTTCTGGCTCTATTCGAACTCATGAAAGGTTGTGAATACAAAGAGGCAATCAGGGACAATTCTTACAACTCTGAGAATGATCTTGATTCTTTCTTTGTGTTCACTGTTTACACTCCGGCTAACGCTCCTGACTGGATCTGGACTCGCGATTGTTTTGTCGTCGTCGAGATTGGCGCCGGGGGTGACCCCCGCTACAGCGCATACGGCCCCGCGATGATCTTTGATCTCTGCGATGATTGCTTAGGTGATACTCAATTTTTCGAGTGGAAACTAGGCTGGTGGGCTGAACCGATCAACCAAGATCGCTACGACGAAAAAGATCTTGACCCATTGAACGACAGGATCTCAAGCTGTTACAGTTCGTCTCCGTTCTACGAATTGGAGCGGTTGACATACTCAAAGCCTGCATGGTCTGATCGCCTGGGCTGTTTCTTGGCCCGCTTCAAAGATTGCTCATTCCCTGTTCGACTCATGCCAATTGAGCCTTGTTACTGATCAGATTCTGCATCATTGTTGTTATCTTTCCCCGGCCATTGTGCCGGGTTTTTTTTTGCACAAAAAAAGGGGGCAATTGCCCCCCAATTCTTTACTCCTCGATGCACTCCAGTTCTTTTAACTTTGAAAGAATTTGTTTACACTTCTCAATGTGCTCATTGTTGAGCTTATTTGCTTCCTCTAATTTGCGGCCCAATTCTTTATGTTGAGCGCTGAGGATTGAATAAAGAGACATAATTAACGGTTGCGATTGGCGGCCATTTGGCCATTGATAATATAGCGCAGATCCTGCCGGTAGGTGGCAGATTGTAACAATTCTTCACGGCCTTATTGATTCTCATTTGCGGGTCCTTATTGCGAGCTGCGCTGCAGGTAATTTCGAACCCCCTTCTTTCTCTAGCGTTAGAACTATGCGTGTCGCAGCATTCCCAGGTTTGTCTCACTTTGAGACGCCAAAATCAAAAAGCTGACAATTATATGCCAAGAAAAGCTCCTGTGGCACTATTTCGCTTAAAACCGCGCTACCTGCCTTAAATTGCGTCTATGACTGTCTGTAACACCAAAGAGCTGGCCGAGGAGCTTGGCATCACGCAGGCTCGCATCAGCCAAATGAAGAGTCAGGGCCGTTTCGACGGTTGCTTCATGGTTGTCCGCAACAAGATCGAATGGGACAAGGAAGCAGCGGTCAAGGCGTACACCGAGGGCAACCCGCTTGTCTCAACGAGTCCCACGCGTAAGACATCCTCTGAACTTGAGATCCCGACCTTTAATGAAAGCCGTGCGAAGTCTGAGCATTTCCGTGCCGAACTGGCTCGACTGGACCTCGAAGTCAAAGAAGATCAGCTTGTGGAGGTTTCTCGTGTGCAGCGTGAGGCTTTCACTTCTGCTCGTGCTGTACGTGATGCTTTGGGGAATATTCCTGATCGTGTCAGCAATCAGTTGGCTGCTGAGTCTGACCCGGTCGTCATCCACCAGACGTTGACCAGCGAGATCCGCAGGGCTTTGGAGACCTTGACCGATGCGTGATGGTGCCCTGATCTACAGGCATGCGTTCCGTGACGGCCTGAAGCCTGATCCTGACTTGACCGTAAGTCAGTGGGCCGACATGTACAGGATGTTGTCCAACAAGGCGAGTGCTGAACCTGGCCCCTGGCGCACAGACCGGACGCCGTATCTGAAAGAAATCATGGACTCCATGTCCGCCAGCTCTCCTGTGCAGAAGGTGGTGTTCATGGCTGGTGCGCAGCTTGGCAAGACAGAAGCGATCAACAACGTCGTTGGGTACATGATTGCCCACGCGCCAGGCCCAGCACTTTTTGTGCAGCCGACGATCGAGATGGCTAAAAGATTGAGCAAACAACGTCTTGACTCGTTGATTCATGAGACACCGTGCCTGGCGGAGAAGGTCGCTCCGGCTCGAAGCCGCGATTCAGGCAACACGATGTTTTCAAAAGAATTTCCAGGTGGAATCCTCCTCCTCACCGGGGCGAACTCAGCTACGGGCTTGCGTTCTGCTCCTTGCCGTTGGGTACTTCTTGATGAGGTTGATGCTTTCCCAAGCGATGTGGACGGTGAGGGAGACCCTTGCGCATTGGCGGAGCGTCGTGCGTCAACGTTCAGCAGGCGGAAGATCATCCTGACGTCAACCCCCACTGTCAAGGATACGAGCCGCATCGAGGCCGAATATCTCGCATCAGATCAGCGGCGTTACTTCGTCCCCTGTCCCCATTGCGATCACATGCAGTGGCTGCAGTGGAAGAATTTGCAGTGGCGTGACGGCGACCCCAAGACTGTTGCGTATGTGTGCGAGGGCTGTGGCACGCACATTCAGGAGTATTACAAGAGCGAGATGCTGCGCAAGGGCGAGTGGCGTGCAACAGCAGACAGTCAAGATCAAAGAACGATCGGATTTCACCTGTCGTCTCTGTACTCACCACTGGGCTGGAAAAGCTGGGAAGAAATTGTTGGCGAATTTTTACGTGCGAAGAACGACGCGCCCCTGTTGAAGACGTTTGTCAATACGATCTTGGGCGAGACCTGGGAAGAGGAGACAGGGGCAAAGCTTGGTGCTGACAGCTTGTCTGAACGGGCTGAGTTTTACCCCGCTGGTGAACTGCCGAAGGGGGCGGTCATACTCACGGCTGGTGTTGACGTGCAGGACAACCGCGTTGCTGTTGGGTTGTATGCATGGGGCGCTGGTGAGGAGTGTTGGCTGATTGGGCACACTGAAATTTACGGCGATCCAGCAGGTGAAAAGTTGTGGAGTCAAGTTGATGACCTCGTATTTAGGGACTATCCACATGCAGATGGCGGAAGAGTCAAGGTGTCTGCTATTGGTTGCGACTCAGGCGGCCATTACACCTCAGAAGTGTATGCGTACGCTCGAAGCCGCAAGGGCAAGGGTGTTTTTGCGTTGAAGGGTCAATCTGTCAGGAACAAACCGCCAATTGGTAAGCCGTCAAAGGTTGACATCAACTACAAGG